CGTTGTGAGTATATCCAGCGGATATCGCTCTCCGGCGCTCTGTGAAGCCATAGGCTCAAAAATCTCCAGTCAACATGCAAAAGGCCAGGCGGCGGACTTTGAAATCTTTGGAACTCCTAACAATGAAGTGAGCGACTGGATCAAGGAAAACCTAATGTTTGATCAATTAATTCTCGAATACTACGAACCCGGGCAACCGAACTCGGGGTGGATTCACGTAAGTTATAAGAAAGAAATAAATTCTAATCGAAAAGAATATTTAATGGCTTTTAAAGACGATAATGGAAAGACAAATTATAAACCGATCCTAGGCCTGTCAACTGACCGATACGTAAAATAGGTAAAAATTTTAGACTAAGTTTTTTTTCGTTGTCCTACATTTTGTAGGATTAAATCCACGCCTTTAATTCTTCACCCATTATTTTAGTAGCTATATTAATTTTCTTTTTTAAAGCTTTAACGATTCTTTCATCTACAGTGTCTTCACACATGATGTCAATATACGTCATTGGAAATTTTTGCCCAATTCTGTCTATTCGTGCTTCTGACTGTTGCCGCTTTTCTAGGTCATATCCGTTAGAATAATAAATCATGGTAGAAGCAGCAGTTAAGGTAATGCCATATCCTCCTGTTTGAGTGGTTCCAACAAAAAATCTAACTTTCTCGTCTTCTTGAAATTTTCTAATATTCTCCTGTCTTTCACTTTGTGGTGTTAATCCAAAATAGTCCACACAACACCCTTCTCCAAATTCTTTAACAACTGCCGCAATAATCTTAGTAACGTCTTTTTGCCAATGTGCCCAAATTACGACCTTCCCTTCAATTTCCCATAATAGATCTATGAGTTCAGAAATTCTATTATTAGCTATATCCCGTGTCACCCCATCATCTGCAGTAAAGTGTCCGCAGGTAATTTGTTGGAGTCTCATTAACTGAGTCAGAACCGTAGCAGTGGTCATCATTTTTCCATCCATCTGTGCCAACGCCAAATGTTTCATTTGTTTATAAACTTTAAGTTGATCCGGACTTAATTGAACCATTCTTTTCATAAAAGTTTTAGCAGGAAGGTCTAAACACTCATCTTTTAAAACTCTATAAGAAAAAGGTTTTAATTTATCCGACAGTTCTTCGAGATGTCGGTATCCCGTTATAATTTGAACCGATCTTCCTCCAAAGTTAGCTGTTTTCATAACAGCGTATCTCGTTCTAAAAGAATAATAAGAACTATGTCCTAATAATTCTGGAGCTAAAAAATCACATTGTTTATATAAATCTAGAGGAGACTTAGTAACTGGAGAACCTGTAAGAATTCTTTTATACTTAGCAAAAGGAGCGAGTGAACAAATGTTTCTAGTTCTCTTTGCTTCCGGATTTTTAATAGTCGTACTTTCATCTACCGCGAATAAAGTATTATGACATCTTAGAAAACGCGCCGCAAACTCTAATCCCTTTTTCGTGGAGAAAGCTTCCACATTCATAATTAAAACATGTAGATCGTGTCCAGGGTGAAATAGCGTATCTAATTGGTGTTGTTGTTTCTTGGTAATCATAGCCTGCCACAGAACCGGGGAACAGGGAATATGGTCTACAAAATGAGTTGGAATCTCCTGCTCGTACCAAGTTTTAACAACTCCTTTCGGAGCCACAATTAAGACACCATTAATTTTTCCATTATCATAGAGCATGGCTATATTATCTATGAGGACCTTTGACTTACCGGTACCCATTTCCATAAAATAGGCAAACGTTTCCCTATTCCAAGACATTTCTAATGCCTTAAGCTGATGCTTATACGGTGGTGTCTTAAACTTATATTTCATCTTTCTATTGACTTATTATATAGGATAGACTATATCTTTGTCAATGCCAGAAAGTATAGATTACAAAACAATTAAAGCGACACCTCCTACAGTGTATGTTATTCAAGAAATTGCAGGAACCAGAGATGGGCGCCCTAAAATAAATATTATGGGAGCAGCAGAATTTGGAACATTTAAATTTCTTTTGCCTGAACTTTCCCAAATTATTTTTTCTCCTGGTCCATTAATTTTTAAATTAAGAAAAGGTTTACAAAATTATAGACCAAGAGACTTTTTATTATTGACCGGCGATCCTGCTATTATTGGGGTAGCCTGTTCTATAGTTTCAGATATAACTAACGGCAAATATCAATTACTCAAATGGGATAAACAAGAAAGAAAATATTATTCCATTAAGATTAATCTACACGAGAAAGGAGAGATAAATGAGTGATATTAATTACGAACAAGATCAGCGAAAGGATTTGGATTCAGTAAATGAATCTGGTAAATTATCTGATCAAGTAGTTAAGCTGACGAATCTAGAAGATGAATTAGCTAACAAAGAAAAGGAACTAAAAGAGCTTAAAAGAAAAGTGGAATTAGTTTCAGGAGAAATCATTCCTACAATGATGCAGGAAATGAATATCTCTACATTAAAACTCGCAGACGGAACTTCAGTTGAAGTTAAACCGCTGTACCGTGCTTCCATCCTCGTTGCAAATCGAGAAGAAGCATTTAAATGGCTTCGCGATAACGACCTAGGTGATCTTATAAAAAATGAGGTTACTGTTGCTTTTGGTCGTAACGAAGACAACAAGGCTAGCGATTATGCAAGCCTTGCAAAGCGTCAAGGGTATGAACCTGTCCAGAAATTAAAGGTTGAACCTATGACACTTAAAGCATTGGTCAGAGAGCGCCTGGAAGCTGGACAAGAAATGACTTCTGCTCTTTTTAACCTGTTCACGGGCAACAGAACAAAAGTAACAAGGAACAAATAACAATGCACAAAGAACAAGGACCCATGCCAAAGAAAAATGGGAAAAATGCTCATCTTCCGGCAAATGTATTTGAAGGAGACGCGAGCAAAGGACTTGGTGATATAAGGCAAAAAGACCTAGCATTACCTTTCCTTAAAATCCTTGCACAATTATCACCTGAAGTAAATAAAAGGGATGGTAAATATGTGGAAGGTGCAGAGGCAGGAATGATTTACAATTCTGTCACTGGAGAGCTATATAATGGAGTGGAAGGCATTAATGTTATTCCATGCTTTTATAAACTCGAGTATCTTGAGTGGAAAGATAGAGGAGAAGGTTTAGGTGCACCTATTGCAATCTATCCCTCTTCATCTGATATCTTGTCTAAAACAAAAGCAGATGCAAACTATAAAGATAGATTACCTAACGGTAATTACATCGAAAGAACTGCATCACATTTTGTGATTATCCTAGGAGACAGCCCCTCAACAGCTTTGATTTCTATGAAGTCTACTCAATTAAAAATTAGTAGAAAATGGAACTCAATGATGAATGGTTTAAAACTAAAAGGTAAGAACGGATTATATACTCCGGCATCTTTTAGCCATATTTACAGACTAAAAACAACTCAAATGTCTAATGACAAGGGCACTTGGTTTGGTTGGGAAGTAAGTAAGGTAGGACCAGTTACTGACAGTCAAGCTTATCAACAAGCCAAAACGTTTTCTGAAAACATTTCCAAAGGAAATGTCAAAGCAAAACACGGCGATGATAAACCGAAAGGGTCTGATTCTCATTTCTAATTTCTTCGGAAGAAGAAATCATGCATGACGTGGGCCCGGCGGGAGACTTAAGGGCCCATGAAAAGATATTTATGGAAAAGAAATATATACAGATTTTTAATGGTTATAGAGGAGCCTATGGTGTTGCTAATATCAAGAACGCCTATCGTGATCCTGACAGTGGAAAACTTAAATTAAAACCAGGAGACTATCGCTGGAATTATGAAGAACTCACTGATCAAGTTTACATTGATCATTTAAACGGAATTAAATCAATTGGAATGCAGCCCTGCAACGAAGAGGGGGAAACTAGATATGGAATTATTGATATAGACCCATCTAATTATGATCACTTCGACAAAAAATTTATTATAGACAAAATTCAAGAATACAAATTACCCCTCATCCCTATCTTATCTAAAAGTGGATCGATTCATTTATATATCTTTATGGAGAAGTTTGTAGATGCAGCTACATTAAAATCTTTTTTAAGTAATCTACTTCCCCTTTTTAAACTCAAACCAGAAACAGAAATTTTTCCAAAGCAAACTCAATTGACTCGGGATCTTGAAAGAGGAGGACTACGACCGGGACAATTTATTAATTTACCTTATTTTAATAAGACAGACAGAAGAGCTTTAAATGTAGACGGAACAGAATTTACTTTTGAACAATTTATACCTTTAGTCGAATCTAATCTTGTACATCCAGACAAATTAAATAAAATTACTGAGGGTATTGATCAGGCAATTTATGAAGGAGCTGATGAAGACTTTAGAGAAGGGCCACCTTGTCTAGCCACACTATCTACTATTATGAAAGATAAATTTGAATCTA